AAGCAGTCTAAAACTGGAGATAAGGAAGAAAGAGATATATTATGGCAGTTGGTTTGGGCAATAGGAGAGTTCCGGACACATCTATCTGTTATAATGCAGAGAGGTGAATTTCATAAAGACCGACTTCAGAAATCTATGAAGCGGAAACGTAATTAACATTTTACCAAGGAGCAACCATGGAAACAGGACTCCAACAGGCCGAAGAATCTATTCAGTCAGTGTTGTCCGGCCCTCCGGCCGAGAAACAACAACAGATGGAATCCGATACTGTCGAGGAAGTTCAAGAGGAAGTTGAAACCGAATCAGAGACTCCCGAAGCAGAATTTACTGAGCAAGAGGAACAAGAAGAAGTAACAGAACAGGAATCTCCCAGTGATAAATACTATCCTATTAAGCTGGATGGTGAAGACATGGAGATCACCCTTGATGAAGCTTTACAAGGTTACCAACGGCAAAGTGATTATACAAAAAAGACACAGGCACTTGCTAATGATAAAAAGCAAGTTGAAGCAGATAAAGAGGCTCTTTCACGACAAAGGGACCACTATAAGCAGACTGTTGATAAATTAGTTTCAGAACGACAGACTCAATCTACTGAAGAACCAGATTGGGATCAATTGTATGAAGCTGATCCTCTCCAATGGATGAAACAAAAAGAAGAGTTTCGTACCAATAAAGAGAGATCGTTAGAATTACAGCAAGAGCAATTCCGACTGCAACAAGAACAACAGCAGGAGCAACAATCTCAAATGCAGCAATTCATAACACAACAACATGATGTTTTATTAGATGCAATCCCAGAGTGGAAAGATCCACAAGTGATGGCTAGAGAGAAAAGCGAAATCAAGCAATATGCCCAGAGTATTGGATATAGGCCTGAGGAAGTTAATCAAATCTATGATAGTAGGGCAGTATTAGCTTTGAGGACTGGTATGAAAGCTTCTGGTTTATCTGGTAAAGGAGCAGCAAAGCTCAGACCGATAAAGGAAGCTATTAGATCAGTAACTCCTGGTTCAGCAGCCCAACAGCCTAGGAAACACACAACTGTTTCAAAAGCCAAAATGAAACTGGCAAAATCAGGCAAAATGTCTGATGCCGAAAGTATTTTTAAACATCTGTTGTAAAGGAAAAATAACATGGCAAAAGTAACCGCAGCGCTGGATACTTATACTGCTAAGGGTATTAGGGAAGATCTTTCTGATGTGATATATAATATCTCTCCAGAAGAAACCCCTTTTGTATCTGCAGTAGGTAAACGTAGCGTAAGTAATACAAAATATGAGTGGCAGACTGAAGCACTCCCTGCTGTTGCTACTACAGCACAGATAGAGGGTAATACAGTTGTCACTGCAGCCGCAACAAATACTGCTCGTAGTTCGAACCAATGTCAAATATTGGTAAGATCTGCTTCAGTAACAGGAACACAAGCTGCAATTAATCGTGCAGGTGTATCTGATGCAATGGCACATCAAATTGCCCTTATTTCAAGAGCAATGAAACGTGACGTTGAAACATTAGTACTAGGGGCCTCTATTGTAAATACAGGTTCGGCAACTGCTGCAAGAACAACTGCAGGATTATGTTCTTATGTTGCAACCAACTGTCCGGTAACTCACACAGGCTCACCAGCTAATCCAACTGATACAGCTGGAGGAACTGATGCTAGAGCTGAAGGTACTGACAGGACTTTAACTGAGCCAATTCTAAAAGTTGTAATGAAGAGTTGCTTTGATAATTCTGGTGATCAACCAAGTATGATTATGGTTGGTTCTGCACAAAAGCAAACAATCAGTGGATTTGGAGGTAGAGCATCAGCAACTCAGGTTGTAGCATTACCTTCCAAGGCTGATGAAGTGCAAGCTAATGTATCAGTATATATTGGTGATTTTGGAACTTATACAGTTCATGCCAATCGTTTTCAACGACCTGGTGATGGCTGGCTTATTAATCCGGAATATGCTAAAGTTGCTCAACTTCGACCTTTCGAAGTTAGTGAATTAGGTACAACCGGTGATGCAACTTCCAGGTTTATTACTTGGGAAGGTGGATTGCAGGTTGATAATGAAGCAGCCCATGGTCTGGTTGCTGATATTGGTGCTTAATAACCTATAATTAAGGGCCTCAGAAATGGGGCCCTATATTTTATGCCAAAAGCAACAACAAATTTAAGTAACACATTAGGTGTTAAAACTGATGTGCATACCGAGGATGGTGATGGGACATTCCATATTACAAAGGAACAAGATGTCCAAGCAACACTAGATTATACAAAATTCCTAAGAGAACAGCCTGTTATGCGTTCTGCAAATGATAGGCATGTCGCAGAGATCCCACCAGTAATTGCGGCACGATTACAACGAGAGGGAATACTACAAGATTCTAAACGACTATTAAAGTGGCTAGACTTACCAGAAAATAAATTTTTCAAAACATGGGAAGGACATTTATCGTAAATGGCTATTTCAACTAAAGCAGAATTACATACAGCAGTAGCAAACTGGCTGAACAGGTCTGATTTAACTTCCAGGATACCAGAATTTATTTCTCTTGCAGAAGCAGGATTTAATCGCAACCTCAGGACAAGAGACG